CACTCTGTCTGCATCGGGTTTTCTTATAGCTTACGAAAATTTCTTTTCTACAAAACAGACTTTTTCATAATCTAACCCGATGTACAACCCTTCTGTGAGATTTCCGCGTCATGAAAATGGTTGGTGGTCCTGTTCTTACACAACACTGGATGGAGGAAACGTCTCGACTGAAGAAATCAACAATGTCAAAAACAGCCTTGATCTTCGTATATATCGACAGGAATATGAAGCATCGTTTGAAACGTACTGTGGTCGTTGCCTGTATGCATTCTCAAGGAAACATTCCATAAAAAACATCACATATGATGGCAGCAAGCCAGTGTATATAGGGATGGATTTCAACATCAATCCCATGTCAGCAACAGTATGGCAGGAAGAAATTGATGAACATGGAATGATCACAACCATACAGATAGACGAAATAATTATACAAACATCTAATACTGATGAAATATCAAAAGAAATACTAAAAAGGTATGGCAAAAAAGAAATAGATTTTTCTGGAACAGAGAAATATTCTGCTCAGCATATTACGGTCTATCCAGACCCTGCAGGGCAAGCCAGAAAAACATCAGCATCAGGAAAAACAGACATATCCATATTGCTGTCATACGGAATAAGTGTAAAAACGCGGAAACAGTCACCACGGATACGTGACAGACTCAACTTTATGAATTCAATGTTTGAAAATTCATTGAAACAACGTAGAGCATTTGTCTCCCCAAAATGCGTAAAAAGTATCGAAAGCTATGAAAGGTACGCATTCATAGCAGGAACTTCAGAGCCAGATAAAAAACATGGATATGATCATCTTGTGGATGCAAGTGGATACTATCTATATTTCAGATTTTCTGAAAACACACTTGATATAGATACCAATAAAATTCTTGATAGATAAGGAAAAGAAATGGACTGGCATGAATTAAAAAAAAGCATGAATTTTCCGTCACAATACTCCAGCAGAACGAAAAACCTTCTTGCTTTGGAAAAAATTTTAGACGGCAGCCTTTATGACCATATTCGTTATCCTTTCTTCAAGACATGTGCAGGTGATGGCTCGTATATACCGATCAATAAAAGGCGACCTTCTGTCAGAACACATTTATGTAATGTTGTAGTCGATGATACTGTTTCATTACTTTTCAGTGCATCTCACTGGCCCTCTATTCACATTCAAAAAGAAACAGAAAACGAAGATTGTGAGATAGAAGCTAAAATCAGAAAAATTTGTTTCGATCTAAACTTGCCATCTCTTATGGAACAGGCGGCCGTAATGGGCGCCGTCGGATCAGTTGCGATTCTAGTACAAGCCATAGAAAACGAACTTGTAATTGAATTAAAAAGAACCTGTTTTCTGGAACCAACTTTTTCACTGCTTGATCCAAGAAAACTTGTTTACGTAAGAGAACAATATATCGTTGACGCAGACGGATTGAAGAAAGCCGGGTTTGGTGAATTTCCTGATGGAAATTATTGGTTCACAAGAGATTTCACTGAATTTGAAACAATCTGGTACGAGCCGATTCCCGTAGAATATAATACAGATAAAAATATTAATCTTATCAGGGACGAAGCACGCTGTACGCAGCATGAATTAGGCGTCGTACCTATAGTCTGGATCAAGAATCTTCCTTCCGCAGACCCCAATGCGCCGGATGGAAAAAGCACTTTTAGCGCAGGCATTGATGCCATGATTGACGCCGACTATCTCCTTTCGCAAACCGTGAGAGGACTACGTTATTCATCCGATCCGACCATGGTACTTTCTGTTGATGAATATCAAATTTCGAACGGATTGACTTCTTCGTTCACAAAAGATGCTTCTCATGCAATTGCTTTACCGCAAGGGAGCGATGCAAAACTTCTTGAAATTAATGGCACTGGCGCTGCAGCAGCTCTCAACATGTGGCAGGCTTTACGCTCCCTCGCGCTGGAAGCAATGCATGGAAACCGTACTCATGGAGACCGCGTCAGTGCCGCCCAATCCGGACGAGCAATGGAACTCATGTGCCTCGGTTTAACATGGCTGGTAGGCCGTCTACGCAGATCCTATGGTGACTGTGGCCTGATTTCAGTTATTAAATTGATTGCTCTGATTACTCAGAAATTTCCAGACCTGCAGATTGCCGGACACACTTATGGACCCCTCCAGGCAAAAAATATTTCTCTAGTCTGGCCCGCATGGTTTGAACCTACCTTTGGAGACATGCAGACTATAGCCAATGCGGTGCAGTCAGCAAAATCTTCCGGGGTTGTGTCGATGGAGACCGCAGTCAGGATGATGAAACCTGCAACACATGTTCAGCATGTCGCTGAAGAAATAAAGAAAATATTGACCGATAATGATTTATCTTAAAAAAGAAACTCAATATCGCTGCGGAGAATAAATGGAAGTAAATTCTGGCTCACCTGACAACAAAGAGAATAATGTATCAGATGGAGCATCCAATACACCTCGGTCAGCAGCTGATAGCGTAGCAAATGCGTTTTCAAATCAACTGGCTCAAGTTCAGGCGGATCTCGCTGCGTCCAAAGCTTACGCTCTTTCTGTTGAAGAAGAATTACTTAATCTAAAAGCTGAAACAGCAATTGCAGCAGAAAAGCAATCGCAGCAAATCTCAAAGATAAAAATTGATTCTGAAATCAAATCACAAGCTATTTCTTCTGGTCTGATTGATTTGGATTGCCTGCCTCTTTTAGATTCATCTGACATCACTTTAGATGAAAATGGAAATATTATCGGAATTGATTCGGCTATAGCTGATTTAAAATCGAAAAAACCTTTTCTTTTTTCGGATATGGGTCGCACTGGAAAAATCAGCAGTCCAGCGCGTTCTACTCTTACTCCCAAGGCAAAAGCCAATACGGCTATGCCCGTTAAAGATATGTCTGAATCTGAATATAAACGCTCTTTAAAAAGAGTAGCACCTTCTTACTCTCGTCGCTATAATTAAGGTCGAAATTTAATGGCTATTGATAACTTCCCCGCTCAACTTCAGCCTATTATTCAGGAAGGCTACCTGGCCCGCGAATTTTCTGCCGGCCTACAGTCTCGAATAGCTTTTCGCGCTATTGCCGACAGAGAAATTTTTCCCAATAGAATTGGTGAAAGCATCACTAAAACCCGCAAGGGTTTGAAGGCGCCCGTCACTGTTCCGATGTCTCCTTCGCAAAACACTAATTTTGACAATGGCCTGACCCCTTCAACCTGGTCCGTTGAACAATACACACTCACAATTAATCAATATGGCGACACCATTGACCTTAATGTCGTCAGTGAAGGTGTTGGAATAAGCGATCAGTTTCTTGCCAATGCAAATACAAATGGCATTCAGGCGCTTCAATCTCTTGACAGAATTGCACGAAATACTCTTTTCTCCGGCCCTTCTGGCGGTGTTGGAGGTTATATGGGAGGAAATACTCGCGTAACAACTTCCATTAACGCTTCCAGTACACAGATTTCGGTCGACGATGTACGTGGTTTTGAAAGAGTTCTCAACGCAACTGGACAAGTGGTTTCAGTAGCTCAGTCAGCAGGTATGACTGTGACTGTTGGAAGCAATGCTTACACTCTCATCAGCGTCACATATGATTCCGTTAATATTTCCACTGCTCCTTTGGGAGTATCCGGTGTACTAACATTTTCTACAGCAGTATCAGTCAGCGATGGTGCAGAAGGTAATGCAGTAGTCGCCTCGACTGCCCCTCTTGTCCTGCGTCCTAACAATCGACTTACGACTGCGCAACTGGTTGCACCAGAAGGTAATTACGGATCCAGCAATTATATCACTGGTGATACATTAGGTATCCAGACCGTTCTTGCTGCGGTTGCCGCTTTACGCATGAATAATGTGCCAACTATTGATGGCGCTTATCACTGTTATCTCGATGATCAGCAGATGCTAGGCCTCTTTCGAGATGGCGATTTTAAGTATCTGTATCGTGGCGCTTACGGCAGTGAGGCTTACCGCTCGGGTTCTGTTGTAGAGCTTTTGGGGGTGAGGTTTATTCCCACCACTGAAGCACCACTACAAGCTTCTCTTGGTGGCGGGGTTATCCATAGGGCTATTGTTTGTGGTCAGGGTGCTCTCATTGAAGGTGACTATAATGGATCTGTTGATATTCCAGATAGTGACCGTGCGCTGGTAGAAAATGTTGATGGTATTATGATGATTACCAGAGAGCCGTTAGATCGCCTAAAACAAATTATTGCTCAGTCCTGGTACTGGATTGGTGGCTTTGCTCTTCCAACAGACGCAACCGTCAACCCTTCAATCATTCCCACATCCACTAATAGCTATCTGAAGCGCGGTGTAATTATTGAAAGTCTTTAAGTAATAAAATGACCCAGATGCCTTCTGGGTCATACTTTTTGAAAGTTTATATCTATGTCTGAAGATGCTTTGAGCGAAATAGAAAAAGTCAATATACGGCGTTATTGCTGGTATCCTACTCGTGGAAACAGTCACATTTCTGGAAGCTGGCTTTATTTCTCTCATTATGGCATTTTAGAGTATAGATTATCGAATTTTTCCCACGAAGAAATACAAGTTATTCGTTCTATGTTGAGCACGCTATCCCTTCTGGAGCAAGGGCCTGCTTCTTCTGCCGATAATTTAGACACTGATAAAGCTGCTATCTGGACTCATAATAAAAATGAGTTTTCGGACAGAGTAAATTTATTTAAACAACAAAGACTTGAACTGGTAAAATTCATAGGTGTCGATGTCGGCCCGGGATTTAACTCCTTATCAGTAAAATTTTCCGTCTGATGAATATAGATAAACTACAACAAAAAGCAGCTTATGGATTTAGAAAAGCTGCGAATATTGTGGGTTTTTCTGTTATTCAAACACGTCCACAAAATTCATCCATGCCTCTTCCTGCAGAAAAAATAGCGACATTGAATTGTCTTATTGATCCATCCGCATCATTTACTGGAGTATCTCCAATCATTTGGGGGCATAAAATCTTATTTGCCGCCATCGATACAAGTAATATTAATGTAGGAGATTACCTACAAACACAGACAGATGAAAATATAGAAAATATTTCCACCGACATTTATTTTGTTGCGCGTTTTGAGCCATGGAAACCTTTACTTATCGTACAAACAAATAAATATATTTCTTTTTACGAATCTGATATTTCATCTGATAACAACACAGTAGGTTTACGGCCGCCATCAGGTCCAGTTTGGAATGAAGATGTTGAAATAGCATATAACTATCGCGTATCAATGCTCGAAATATCAGCATCAGGGCGCTCGCCAACAGGTCTGGGAACCGATCTTTCTCTCGGCAACTGGGAAATACTCATGCCTAAAATTCCTAGTGTTACATTGTACCAAGGCCTAAGAATTAAGGATATGGATCAGAATTGCTACCATGTACTAACTGTAGAAGAAACTGAATTTGGGTTACGTTTAATCGCGAAAAGCGATCAAGCATAATGGCTAGCGTCTCTGAAATAGAAGGTATAATCTCTCAAGTAATATATGATTATATTTATCCAGAAAACTCAAACGGAATTCTCAACTCAATTCTTAACGAAGACGTGAAAATCTGTCGCGGATGGCCCCAAGAAGTAGAATTATCGAAAGATTTAATGTCTGCATCAGCCATTTCGTGGGTAACTGTAAATCAGCAACCTGGACATACAAAAAATAAAACACGTTATGGAAGACAGTGGAAAACCTTAGATACAGATAGTTCGTTTGGATTATCGGTAAATAATTTTACAGATTCATCATACAAAGTAGAGTTTACTGGTTCATCTCTTCGGAATGGCCTTGCTGGAATAGTTATAGAAGAGTCAGCATATCCTGTTGTAGTCCAATCAGGACAAGACTCAGACACTGTTACAAACAATATATACGAACTTGTTAAAGCAGATTATTCGACAAAGATATCCATCGAGGGATCAACAATAACATCCCAACCAGGATTAACTGTAAAGGGATTTTGCGGAAAAAATGTAACTATGTATCAGGAAATTAGTCGATTAGAAGATACGTTCTGCACTTCCATTTTTTCTCCCTCTATTATCGAACGTGATAATATAGAAAATTCAGTGATGGAATCTTTATTGTCATCAAACATTCTATCGAACCCAACATTTGATCGTGGAATTATAAATTTTCAGGATAGAAAATTATACGACAACAATTTAAATGCGAATGTATATCGTGTTGATATTATGTGGTCTATAGAATTCTCTATTATATCTACAATATCATGTCCACCGTTATTATGGCCTTCTCTAGATGTAAACTCACTTGACATAATTGGCATCACATAAACGAATACCATAAAAATCTCTTTAAAACACGAAAATATAGGAAATAGCAATGACTGTTATAAGCCAGTCAGGAACCCTAAATACAAGCTCTCTTTCAGTCCCTGATCTATATATTCAGATTCAGACAAGTGGAACCACTTCATTATCTGGTGCACAGACTGATATTATTGGTATTGTTGGAACTTCCTCCTGGGGACCTAAAAACACTCCTTTAGTTTTTGGAACTTCCGCCGAGCGAGTTGCCTACTTTGGCTCAATGCAAGATACTCCCTTCGATTTGGCAACCATTGCGTCTACTGCTATTTTACAGGGGGCTTCAAATTTTGTTGGTGTGAGAGTTACCGATGGCACGGATACCGTCGGTTCTGCACCAGTACTTCCTCAGAGCGAAAATGAAGCATATCCAGTTTTAATAAGCTCAAAATACACCGGTTCGGAATCCAATAATATTAGTTTTAATATTTCCACAGGATCAGCTCCTAAAAGCTGGAAGATAACGGTAAGTATGCCAAACTATCTGCCAGAAATTTTTGATAATATTATCGAACAATCAGATGAAAGTGTTTTCTGGAACAATTTTGTTTCAGCAATCAATAATGGACAGTCGTCTATTCGTGGACCAAGTTCGATAATCACTGCGACATTGGGGACCGCTATTAATGTAGCTCCCAGCGCAATGAGCACAACAGCGCTGACGGGTGGAACAGATGGAAATACAGGAGTAACAGCAAACACACTTTTAGGTTCAGATGGAGTTACCCGCACGGGTATGTATGCCCTGAGAGGACAAAAATGCAGCCTTGGGGTTCTTGCAGGCGTAACAGATGATACGACCTGGTCTACGCAAGCAGAGTTTGGTTTGTCGGAAGGAATCTATATGATTACATCCGGATCTTCCGGTGAATCTATTGAAACAGCTTCAACAAAGCGCAGTTCAGTCGGAGTCGATAACTATAGCTTAAAAGCTATGTTAGGTGACTGGCTCTATTGGTATGATAGTGAAAATTCTGTTACTCGATTAGTGCCACCTACAGGTTTTACTGCAGGCCGCCTAGCAGCACTTTCACCCCAGCTTCCAAGTCTTAATAAACAAATATATGGCATTATCGGCAGTCAAAAATCGGGACTTGTTAGTTCTGGGCAAAATTTAACTTACTCTTCTGCTGAATTAACTTCTCTTTTCACGAATGGAATTGATGTTATTTGTAATCCAGCTCCAGGAGGAAGTTACTGGACTGTCAGAGCAGGCATCAACACGTCGAGCAATTCAACAAACAATGGAGACGAATATACTAGAGTAACTAACTTTATTAGTGAAACACTTGCCAACGGTATGGGAATCTATATTGGACAACCAATATCTCCTTCTTTGTTCACAGATATTGAAGCAACATTAACTGGTTTTCTTTCAGATCTGGAACAACAGGGGGTCATCGGTACCGCTTCAGGCAGCACACCTTATTCCGTTATCTGTTCGACAACAAACAATCCGCAGTCCCGAACTTCTCTAGGATTTTTACAGGCAGATATTAGCGTAACTTATTTTGGTATCAATAAGAAATTTATTGTAAATATTACGGGAGGGGCCGGCGTTACGGTTTCAAGCAACTGATGGCTACTGCATATACACTTGGTCGACAAGGCTCTATCATTCTGATCTGGAATGGAAACAGAATTGACATTCAAGATGTCACTGATTTCAGTGTGCATCAAGAAATTCGAGCTCAAAAAGTTTCTCCTCTTAATAAGCCGCCTGTCGAATTCAACACACCAGCAGGGTGGCGAGGATCATTCACGATCGATAGAGGGAATTCTGCTCTGGACGATTTATTCAATACAGATGAGCTTGCTTTTTGGAATTCCAATACCATTTCATCCGGAGTTTTATATTGCTACATTCAAGAAAGTGATGGCAGCACTTCTAAATTTGAATATAGTGGTCTGACTTTAGCTTTTTCAAACGCCGGTAAATTTACCGCTGAAAGCGTTGTATCCCAGTCTGTAACATTTTTCGCCAGCCTACGCAGAGCTATATAATAAATGAATAATAACACCATTAAACTTATTTGTGAATCTGGAAAAGAACTCACTTACAAAGAGATAACACCGAGTGAAATTCTTGATCTTATTTTGATTTGTGGCCCAGATGGTTCGAAGAACGACACATATATAAATATAGTTCAGCAGTGGTGTTCAATTCGTTCAATTAATGGCATACCTGTACCGTTTCCGAAAAACAAAAATATGCTGGATATGTTGGCAAATGACATCGGCATGGACGGTATAAAATCAATTGAAGATTATCTTGTTTCTATTGAAAGTAAGGAAGATGACGACATAAATATAATAAAAAACTAGCATCCTCTCCATCTTTATCAGAAATAATAACTCTATTAAAGGCAAACATTCCCTATGACCTTATCATGCAATGGGACTGGCGTTTACGCGCTGCTGCCATTGTCGTCATAGGGAAAATGGATGGAGGGGAGTTTTCATGGGAGCGCCTTCAATGGTTGGAGCAAAACTGAGAATAAGCGCATATAATAATAAAAATAAATTACGTAGTTTATTTAGCAAAATCTACACAAACTCTAATTTATTTCATATTTTTTTTAAAAATAACTTTAAATCTAACACACATATATATAGAAGCAATCTCACACCCACAAACAGAGTTGAAAATAAATATTACAAAAAAAATCTTATCAACTCACATAACTTAAAAAAAACGTCCATAGATTACAAATACAATATCAATAAATTCACAGACAATATATTTCATAATTTTTTTTACAATATAAACAAAAAAAACAACACAAACAGCACAAATAACAATTACAAAAAAACACATACAACTCGAAATACAAGTTATAAATCAAATACAAAGAACACGACAAATAAAGTATACGATAATACAAAATTTTTTAAACTATTTCACACCTATGACACGGAATTTCATAGATTTTACAGTTCTAAAAATACGAAAAACCATGAGACATTACAAAATAATATAAATAATTTATTCAAAAGCATCGCAAAAAATAATAAAAATGAATTATCGCACAATTTCGTATTAAATAGTCATAAAAATAAAATTTTAAATAACATAACAAACCGAAAAACAAACAAATCAGATGAAATAAGTTCAAATTTAAATTTTTCTCATAAAACAAGCGATGAAATAGGTAGGCCCTCATCCATCCCCATAAATGAAGAAGATTATTTCAAAAATAGTTCAACAAAAAAAATAGATCTTCATGAAATAATGAATTTTGTTGAATCAGAACTCAATCAATCGTTTCGTTCCCCCCCCAGTGGCTCCTTAATGTCATGGGTACAAAGTGTTCCAAGTTATCCTGGGTTACATATCTAATGAGTTTTTTAGGCGTTGTTTCTTCTATCGAATCTGCTCTTGGTACTCAAAATTTTATATTGGGCCCAATTTCTTTTCTGGATACAGAAGTGCCTTCTGAATTATTTTGGGGAGGCTATCAGGCAACAGAAACTTTCCACCAGATAGGAGGTGCAAAAGTTGTCATTCTCAACGGATACTATGATCAACCATTAACCTGGAGCGGCATTTTTCGAGGCAGTTCAGCTCTTCAAAAAGCAAGAACTCTCGATGCCATGGCCCGTAGCGGTAACTCCTACAGCTTTTCCGGTGGAGGTATTTCAAGAAAGGTTGTCATCACAGCCTTTCAGGCATCCTATACAAATTGTGGAACCGTTATTCCTTACAAAATTTTTTGCGAAGTGATTCCTCAAGCTGTTTCAACAGCAACTTCCACTTTATCCTCTCTAGTCGGTTTACTTAACTCTGATGTTTCAAGTGCATTCTCCACGACAATAGGCCTCCTTTCAGATGCCAGTTCCTATGTGAGTTACCTCACAAGCCTCTCCAGTACTTATGCTGGAGAAGTAACTCCTTTAGCCAATTTAATTGGCGCTGGCGGAGAAATGTCTAACTTAAATAACAAACTATCAGGTCTCTCGACACAAGCAGGCGCACTATCTTCTTTAAGCTCGAATCTAGATTTTACAAACCTTCAAAGTAATATTTCCTCATCGATCAACCTAAATTCCTCAATATTCAATGCTTCCGATACTGAAATATCATCTATTTCTGCAAATTCAGGCGAAAACCTGGTCTCGGGAGCACCTTCCTTGATTGCTGCAACAGCGCATTCCGGAATTTTAGCAACATCAGCACTTAACAATGCCTACTTAACGCGCTCTACCAACAACATCTCTCTTTCAAATACATTACCGTGAAATCAGAATGAAACCAGGAAAAACAATCAACGTAAGCGCTAGTGATATTTCATTATGGCATATTGCTGCCAAATATTTGGGAGATGCAACACAGGCAAATAGAATTATGTCTCTCAACAACCTCAATGATACATGGATTTTAACAGTGACCACTCTTACCCTACCCAGTTATGATCTCAGTCAGGGTGGAGGAATTAGCCAGTGACCAACCCCATTTCCTATGTAAAAATGAAAAACCAACAATAAGAAAACCATATAACAAAATAAAATAGATTTTATTTATATCCCTCTCACATAACGCTTAATACAGAGAATCTCCATTACAAAATGTCTTATTTAATACGGTTTTGGATAAATGGTCTTGATGCGCATCCGACAAGGAACCGCGCAGAACAATCATCGTAAACAGGACATATACTACCGAACCTTCAACTGCGCATTGCTCAGCGAGCAAGTCATTCCAATCCCTCGTAACCATTAGGATAACACACAGGATATATCTTAATGCTGAGAGAGTTTGGAGAAAGTCTTAATGATGAATGACGCTGCTTACAGTTTTAAGCCAAGCACAAAACCTTTGTTCCCGCCTTCACAAGCGCAGAGGTCAAGCTTTTCTATAAACTCTAAATTTTAAGAGAAAATGGCGGAGGGGATGACCGTATAACCGACTTCTCAGAAAGCCTCAGAATAGATCACGAATCGTTAGAATATATCGTATAAAATTGAATCATGTTTCTCTGTACTTCTCACCGTGACTCTGTTAAACGCAGGTTTTAAGAGGGACATGAAAAGGGACATGCAGGGTTATGAGTCGGCTCGCACCACACCGTCTGACAGCTCGCAAGGTAGCCGCACATAAGAACGGAGATCTTGCCGATGGTGGGAACCTCTGGCTGGTCGTCCGGGGAGCCTCTCGGATATGGACGTTCCGATACAAGTCACCCGTCACTGACAAACGCCGGGAAATGAGCCTCGGGTCAGCTTATGATGTGACGCTTGCTGAAGCCCGGACACTTGCTGCCGAAAGTCGTCGTCTGGTCAATCAGCGTATAGACCCTCTCGAACAGCGCCATAGCGAGGAAGCCGCTCGCAAGCGTGAGTCCCGTATCAGTTTCCGCGCCGTAGCCGAACGCTACATCGAATCACAGAAACCTGGCTGGCGCGATCCGCGTGCGGCTCCCATCTGGTCAGCCTCTCTTGAATTGAACGTCTATCCTGTCTTTGGCGACAAACCTGTCACGTTGGTTGATACAGCCGATGTTGAAGCCGTACTTAAACCAATCTGGACAGAAAAGACTGAAACCGCCACCCGTGTTCGAGGCCGCATCGAGAGGGTCCTCGACTATGCTCGGGCTCAGGGCTGGAGAACCGGCGAGAACCCTGCCCGCTGGAAAGGCCACCTGTCCGCTATACTGCGCCTCCATCCAAGGTGGCAAAGGTCTCGCATCATGCCGCAATCGATCGGAAAGATATCGGGCGCGTGATGGCTGCCTTGGCCGAATCGCAGGGTGTGGCTGCGAAGGCCGTACGCTTCACCTGTCTGACCGCCGCACGCTCGGGTGAGGTCCGCAACGCCACATGGTCAGAGATCGACCTGAAAGCCCGTGTGTGGACGATCCCGGCACACCGGATGAAGAAAGATGGGCAAGGAACACCGCATCCCCCTGTCTGACTGCGCTGTGGCTGTCCTGCAGGAGATCATGCCTCTATGCGATGAGCGTGCTGGTGATCTGGTATTTCCCGGACAGAAACGGGGCAGACCACTATCAGACGTGGCGCTATCCAAGGCGCTCCACATTGCGGCCGGCACGAAGGACGTCACTGTGCATGGCCTGCGTTCCACGTTCCGCGACTGGGCCGCCGAAGAGACGGATTACTCGCGGGAAGTTGCTGAGATGGCGCTGGCCCACGCCATCAGCAACAAGGTGGAAGCCGCTTATCGACGTGGAGATCTGTTTGAGAAGCGGCGGGAGATGATGATAAGCTGGAATGGATGGTGTCAGAACCTCAAGTAATCAGACCGGAAGCGCCTCCGCATCCGACCCGATATCTGCAAAGCTTTTGATAGGCACAGCGTGATCGGGAAACTTTGCGACAATCTGAAGTTCGCCACCCATTGCTTCAATGTAACTGCGCAGCGTGCTGATATACATGTCAGTACGTTTTTCCATTTTGGCAACTGATGCCTGATTGACGCCCAGCAGTTCCGCAATCTGTTTCTGGGACATGACGTGGGCACGACGCAATTCGGCCAAATCCATCGCATCGGCCATTGCCTGCGCTTTCATTTTAGCGCGTTCACGCGATGCAGGTGACAATGTGGCCCCGAGAGAGGCCAGTGTCTTACGACCGGTCATATCAGCTTCTCCCTTCTCAATTCATCAAGATGCGCATCATACAGATCATCTGCAACAGGGGTTAACCGGTCATAAAACCGCTCATCGCCCGTCTTGTCGCCGCCAATCAGAAGAATGGCCGCACGACGCGGATCAAACGCATAGAAAACCCTGATCGGCTTGCCGCCGCTTTGTATCCGTAATTCGCGCATGTGGTTATGACGCGAGCCGTTCACCCCTGAGGACATTGGAAACCGGAGGTTGGGGCCTCTTTCTTCGAGCAAAAGGCCAGACGCATAAACGTCTTCCCTCTCACTATCAGACAGAGTAGCGAACCAGCCGCCGAACTCATCAGTGTGTTCAACCAGCCACGTCATGGCCTTACCATATATATGCCTCTGAGTGCATATTCAAGCATCTTGATGCCCCCCGCCTTGTGAAGGCGATGCTCTACCTGAACCATCAAGGGGGGCGAGGAATTTCCCGAGGTCCTTTCGCGCTCCCCAAAGAGCCCACCCGCATCAACGGTGCAATGGTGTATTGAAGGGCCGCCTTCAGATGGGTGGCTGATAGGTAGCCGCTTGGGAGGCAAGGTGGTAATCGGATGGGTAGGTGATGGGGCGGTAACGGATAGCCTGGACGGTTATCCCCCATTCCGGGCTTTAAGGAATGCAGCATACCTAGCTGAATAAGCTTGGTCATATTCAGCTGTACCCTCTTTAGCCTCTGCCACGCGGTAACAGGCTAGTCCTAATTCGATCATTCGACGAGCGGCTTCAGCTCTGGAGGGAAGATCTGAAACGCCACGTCGCCAGTTATCTATTTCATCCTCTAAATGAGGAGGGAGGCGTAACTCGAAGCGGGTAGGTTTTCGTTCCATATCTCTATAATACGGTGAATACGTATTATACGTCAATTCTGTTGACGGGATAGGTGCGATACGGTAGATACGTATCAGCCGGGTGGGAAGGTGGAAGCTCCCACACCCGGCCTAACCACAACCGAACCGGAGTTTCGGATATGTCTGAAAACGACTTTAGCACACCCGCGTTCCAGCGGGCAGAGGAAACACGCGCCAACATTTTGGCGGCCGTCCTCGTTTCATTTCTCATCGCGCTGTCAATCGTTGGGATGGAATCGTCTGATCCTGTCACGGCCGGCCATGCTTATGCAGTGGAGGCCGTGCGATGAGTGCAGTCATGACAGCCGAACGTCCGGTTAAAGCAAAGGCACGTGGAGAGCACCCTCAGACTATCAGCAAAGCAGATAACCCAGTTGAGAAGATGCTGCTGCTTCGAAAGGCTATCAAGCGGCTGGACGATGCCACGCACGCCGCCACCTGTGACCTGTATGCACTCGCCACGGTTCTGGACGGTTTCCTTGGAGCGTCCGAGCCGCCGCCGCTGGAACAGTTGCGCGATTGGGTGAAGCGGATCGCCAATAATCTGGACGAAGCGAACCTGGCGCTTCCAAGAGATGGAGGTGTGGAATGAGCGAGACAGTTTCGCGTCGGAGCGGCGCAAAAGGTTCAAAAGGATCTTCCTGTAAGGAAAAGCCAAATAAGCGCTCTTCCAAAAAGGCTGGAGGTAAGCAGGAAATCCCACCTCCCCGGATAGATAGTCTCAGACCAACTCCGACCAGAACTTTGCCACCTGACATGCCGCGTCTTCCTAGTGATGAGGCAAGTGGAGGGGCGAGTATTCTCGCTGACTTGGACGATCTGGTGAAGACCTTGCGGCAGAGAAATCTCAACAATGCTGTCAGGTTGGCTATGGAAGCCGCGCAAGGACGCGGCGAACTGGTCGATCATTTCCACGAGCTTGGGCGGCGTTTTGGTTCCAGCACTGATAACAGTCCGAGACGGAAAAAGAGCGACCGCTTCAAAGTGATTGAAGGAGGACGTGCATAATGGGACGCCCTCGCAAACAATGGGAAGCCAATGAAATCGACCTGCTTGTGCGCATGCGACAAGCAGGGAAGACTTGGCGTGAGATCGGCCTGGCGCTTGGCAAACCGCACATCACCTGCTCACGGTATTGGGCTGAGGTGTTGAGGATGAAGATTTATCGAGTAAAACCAATGGTTCGAATAAATGCATAATAACAGGTATTTTCAAGAGCGCGTCGTCTGTATTAGGGCCTGTTAGGTCTTGATATAGTCCGCTGTAGCAGCGATGAGGATGACGGAGAGGAAGGATGCGGCGGTTTTCTCATATCGGGTCGCGACAGCCCGCCACTCCTTGAG